CTAGTCAAACCATCTCTCTTCAAAAGAAAGAAGCTGGGAGTTAATACTGTCTAAATCAAAGCTACTTTCCATTTCAACATCACCTAATTCTGCTGCTGCTTTAACTGCTTCAGAAAACCAAATGGTTACCGTAATTGAGGTCTTAAGAAGAAACTTTCTGCGTGTTACATTGTAAAATGTAAATATATAGCGTTGATCTTCTGGATCAAAAGCTGATCTATCGTAATCAGGTTCGCTTGTTGCCGCCTCTACATCAGCTTCCAATTCAACTTCAAAAGTAACTGAGTCATCATCTAACTCAATGATATTTTTACCTTCAATCATTACCTCATTAATTTTTACGTCATAGGTATCTTCATTATCAACTGTATAGGATGCTTCTAATAAGTTATCCGAGACCCGCTGTATAATCTTTTCCTGAAATTTATCAAACAAGTCATCAGCTAATTTAACTGGCTCTTTTACGTCATCATCATTTCTAACAATCAGGTCGATAAGAACATCAATACTATCTAAATAGATTAGACGCTCACCATCACAGAAGTTTTTCATATCGCCGTCGGTACTAACTATGTATACCGGATACCCCCTTTTTTGGGATAGATCTTTTATGGCGTGTAAAGCAAAAGCATCTGGAAATTCATCTTTTTTCTTTATGCTAAATGGGGTATTACCTTCGAAATAGTCGTGAAAAACAGCTTCACTATCAACGGATTTGAGTGAAACTATTTCGATATTGTCACCACCTAAAAAATTTTCAAAATTTTCGTTCAATGTAGAAATTATGACTTCCTCTGTTAATCCTTTATCAAAAATACCATTTATAGGATTATGAGGTAAATTTCTCAGAATTTTAGCATCCTTTCTGGTTTCTTCAATTATTTTAATCGCACTTTTTGCTAACGTGGGGAAATGCGACCGAACCTCTGAAATGGTAATTGAAGTCGTTAGAATTCTAATTTTCTCATCATCACTGTAGTCCCTCAATTTTTTCAATGAGTGATTATGAAACTGATAGTTTTTTGCTTTAAATGCAGATGTATCTATAAACGCTAAACGACCAACTAAATTTTGTTTCATATATTCACCTTTAGCATGATTGAGTTATTTTATTTCACGAGACTTTAATTCACTGAGTGGATTAAACCGCACTGCATCCTGCAAATAGTCCGGTGCAAGATGCGCATAAGTCATGGTTTGCAAAATATTGGAGTGACCGAGTATCTTTTGCAGCGTCAAAATATTGCCGCCGTTCATCATAAAATGGCTTGCAAAGGTATGCCGTAATGCATGGATTGCCTGACCTTTTGGCAAATCAGGTGCAACCTCTTTAAGCAACTGTCGCACCAGCAAATAATCAACATCTGGGAATACCTTTCCGTTTCCTTTTGCTTTTAGTTCTTTAAACAATTCCGCCGAAATCGGTACTGTTCTATTCTTGCTGTTCTTAGTATTAACAAAAGTCACACGTTGCTGGATAACATCATTCTGGGTCAGCTTAACAACCTCACCCCACCTTGCACCGGTCGATAAACATAGTTTTGCAGCCAGTTGTTCTTTACCTGTCAGTGACTCAAGTAAGGCATTAATCTCATCGGTAGATAAAAAGCCCATTTCGCGCGCATGAATGCGCATCAGGTTAATACCAATAATTGGGTGTTCGTTGTGATAGTTGCCGTTATCAATCAATACAGTAAACAGCGACGACAAAGCCCCCTGCTCACGGTTAACTGTCGCCGGTTTTATTCCATTTTCAATACGTGCAGCTCGGTAATCAGCAAAGCTGGCACGGTTAACTTGTGATGCTTTGGGAAATCCCATTGCTTCATCAATGCGCTCTAATTTTTGTAATATGCTTTTACCCGCTTTCATCGACTGGCCTTGGTATTTCCACCACAGCTCTATTAACTCAGTCAGAGGCCGATTATCTGCTGGTTTTTCCAGCCAATCTTTATCGTTTTGGGTAGCAATAGCCCAGCGTTCAAATTGCTGCGCCTCAGACTTGGTTTTAAACTTCTTCCTGATCCGCTTCCCTTCACGACCCTGCGGCCGCACATCGACCATATAGCCTTCAGCGCCAAGTGACTTAATACTCATCGAAGAAGTTCCTTTCGTAGCAAATCCCGCCTTTACCCCAAAAATTCTTTATTTTGTAGGCAATTAACCAACCTTCTGGTCTTTTTGGTTCGCAGATGTGCTTTCTGACCCATCAGGGGAGAGATCAGGTGAGATCTGGCCGATTTCCGGCGCAACATCCCCTGTCATTAGCCACATCGTATATTTCTTAAACTGTGGATGTTTGGTGATTTTCATCAGAGTTCCGCCACCCGGTTCTAACAATCCAGTTTCATATTTCTTAACGGTACTAATTGATATCCCTGTCGCCTCGCAAAATTGAACTTGGCTTAGTTGCTCAACTTTGCGGATAGCTTTTACTTTTTCACCCAGATCACTTGACATGGTTCACTCCAATGAACTATCTTCTGAATGGTTCACTTTAATGAACCTAATTTTACGTTAAACTGCGTGATTATAGAGGGTAGCACTTATGCCAAAGAAACAGAACAGAAGCGTCAATACGTCAATTATCAGGGAGTTGCCGCCTGATTATCCCTTTGGCAACAAGCTATCCGAGTCGATCGCTGACTATGCAAAGCGCCAAGGTATCAATCAGGACACAATCCGCACTCAGGCTGATACAGGACGTCTACCTATCATCCAGCAAAAGAAAGGCGCAAAGCGTGAGGTGAATCTGTACGCGATTTACTTAAACGCCCGTTATAAGGCTGAGCGCTATGTGGAGATGATGAATTGATTAGCCAACTGCAACTATCCGCTGCTGCGCGCCAATTAGTTTATAGCCCACGTAATGCGCTGGTAAAAGTCAGCGAACACACCAGCGTTTATCGTGGATTCTCTATTACCCGATTGAAACGTAACAAAATAAACCTGCTGACTCGCTATCAGGTGAGCCAAGGCGATCAGTCTTACGGTAAGTTTGATGCTCAGGCACAGGCCACTGCTTATATTGATCAACTGCATCAGATGAGGAATGCGTCATGACTCAAGCCCCACAGTGTCCATCTCTTGCCGCATTATTGGTGAACGGCCAGCAAGTTACGCATCACCGTCACCAACGCGGTTGGTTAGAAACACCAGACGGTCGACACTTTCAACCGAAAACTAGCGAAGTACAGTTTATCCCCGGACTCCGAACACCTTATATGGCGAAACCCAGAGCACCTCGTCGCTGGTTTGCCCGTCTTATGGGGATATTCGCTTAACTCATCTTTGCGGAGGTATTGCTATGCAAAAGTCTGCAAGAGCAATTGAACTCACAGAGGAGCAAATAAAAACCGGCCTTATTCAGACAGCTAATGTCCGGCTAATGCTTAACAAGGCATTAAGGAGAACGAATAGAGTTGCCGCATTTTTATCAGGTGTGTCATTTCGCCACAGAGGATTGATCTACTTCACTGCTGGACTGCACCGGGATAAGCATAAATTGAAGTTTCACGAATTAGATAAATCAGACCGATTAGGGGTGATTAAGGCCATGAGAGAATTATCCGAATTAACGGCCTCATTTCCTAAAGAACTACCCGATGCTGACGCTGTAATCAATCAAGACCAGTAATTAACCACCCGAAAACCACAGGCGTTTTATATCGCGCCGGGATTCTTATTGTCTGAAAACAAGGAATAGCAAAATGATGAATCGCAGACTTGCCGCAATATCCACTTCAACTGAAGCCATGCACCAATATTTAAATAGCGCCCGAATGGAGGAACGAAAAGCCTTTGCGCTTAATTTGTCAGAAAAGTTAACGGCCCTTTCAGATCATATTTCCCAACGTGACCTTAACAGCATTGAAGCTATTGAATTAATTCGCCAAGTTGCTGACAACCTCAAAGCCATTTCTGAGGGCCAACACTGATGCCTGATTTAATCGATCTCGTCCAAGAACGGCAAGAGATGGTATTAGCCGCTCAGATCGCCAATGCTCGCAGTAAGCCAACTGCACCATCTGCTTTTATCTGTGAATCCTGCGAGGCTGCAATTCCAGAGCAACGGCGCGTTACCGTGCCGGGAGTGGTTTTTTGTGTTACTTGCCAGCAAATACATGAAGAGAAAAAGAAACACTATCGGGGTGCTTTATGAATCGCTCCCCATTGAAATGGGCCGGTTCAAAGGCTCGTATCATGCCAACCTTGCGCCAACACTTACCAACAGGTAAACGGCTGGTAGAGCCGTTCGCGGGTTCTTGTTCAGTGATGTTAAATACTGATTATGATGAATATCTGATAACGGATATCAATGATGATCTGATTAACTTCTATGAAGTCGCCAAAAGAGAAACGAGCGACTTAATCAATGTGGCTTCCGCACTGTTTCTTACGGCTAACTCCCCCGAACAGTATTATATTTTCCGCAAAATATTTAATGCGCGAAACCGCGATGATATATCCAGAGCAGCAATCTTCCTTTATCTAAATCGTCACTGCTTTAATGGTATTTGTCGCTATAACCAACAAGGGCAATTTAACGTCCCCTATGGCAAATACAAAGCACCCTACTTTCCCGAAGCTGAGATCCGCTTCTTTGCTGAAAAAGCCAAGAAAGTGACCTTCTTATGTTGCGACTTTACCGAAGCGCTGGATATGGCTGTTGCAGGCGATGTGATTTATTGCGATCCACCTTATATCCCAGTATCCAGCACCGCTGACTTTACCAAATACCACACCGATGGTTTCAGCGCTGATCAGCAATTCCGGTTAGCCCGACTACTGGCAAGGGCCGCTGAAAATGGTTGTTATGTTGTTGCGTCTAATAGCGATACTCCTATCGCCCGTGATCTTTATAGCCGTTTCACTCTTCACTCGATTACGGCTCCGCGCTCTATCAGTTGTAAGGCGGACGGCCGAAAAAGTACCTGGGAAATCATCGCGACTCTTAGGCGCAATGAATGACCAACCATTCACGCGGTCGCAGTACCCCAACCCCACCTCAACCTTACCCCGGGAACTCTGAAACGTTTACCGGGGCTTACTCATGGAATGCGCCTCGACCATCTATTGCGACCGCTGCCGGTGAGAAACCAATCAGCGAGGATTTATTCAGACGCTTTGCTCAAATCAATGAACCTATTCCGCGTGCGCGGCGTGTTATGCGCCGCCTTGAATCACTGCCTCACTATATCCGCCGCTACTACACTTCACGGGTGGAGAACATTAAACAAAACAGTGGAGCCAAACGAGCCAATAGCTACTTAATCAACTCAATCGAAAAGTACCTATTGCCGCGTGTGGACTGCGTAACAGAGCAATATCAGATTGATATTCGATCCCATGTGTTACTCCCTTTCTACGATGATTTTCGCCGTATTCCTTACTACGGCAAGCGCGAGATCAAAAGGCTGGCCTATCGCCTATCAGATTGTATGACTGGCGAATTTATTCGCGAATATGATCATCAAATGGGGTTACCTGATGGTGATATTGAAACCGCGATTGTATCCGGTTATGGCTATATCGGTTTTTTAACTCGTCAGCTAAATACCAGCGCACCGGGCTGGGGATTATACGAAAGCCAAACCATGACAGCGGACGAAGCATTGCGCGCCACTGCCCGTATTGAGTCCCCTTCATGGTGGTTGCGTCGTCTGAAGCATATCCATGATCAGTGGCGTGAACACCTGATGATTGCGGCGGGTTATGTTCACGCCAAATCAGCGCCCTATTGCAGTGATCCCGCCCTCAAAGAATGGCAAGCACAGAAGAAGTCTAACCGTGAATTCCTTCAGGCGTTTGAGCTTGAAGATGAAGACGGAAACCGAATTTCACTGGTTGATAAATACGATGGCAGCATTGCCAATCCCGCGATCCGCCGCTGCGAATTAATGACCAGAATGCGCGGCTTTGAGGATATCGCGGAGCAAGAGAATTTAGCCGGTGATTTCTACACCTTAACCGCGCCGTCGAAATTCCATTCCATGCACAACAGTGGCAAACGTAATCACAAATGGCGTGGTGCCAGCCCACGGCAGACGCAGAAGTATTTATGTCGCATCTGGTCACAGGTTCGTGCCGCGTGGAAACGTGCCGGTATCCGGGTATTTGGTTTCCGTGTGGCAGAACCTCACCATGACGAAACACCCCACTGGCATATGCTGTTGTTTATGTTGCCCACCGATATCGAACTGGCCCGCGATATTTTTTGCACCTATGCCCGTAGGGAAGACTCGGAAGAGCTGCAATCACAAGAAGCACTCAAAGCCCGTTTCCATGTCGTACCCATTGATAAAGAACTGGGTAGCGCCACTGGCTACATTGCCAAATATATATCAAAGAATATCGACGGTTATGCGCTTGATGATGAACTGGACGACGAAAGCGGTAAACCCCTAAAGGAAACCGCCAAGCGAGTCAGTGCATGGGCGTCCCGTTGGCGTATTCGCCAGTTTCAGCAAATAGGTGGTGCTCCGGTCACGGTATACCGTGAACTACGCCGTCTGCGTGATAAGGAGCTGCGTCTATTCCCAGAGATATCACCGGCACAGGTTGCCGCTGACGAGGGCAACTGGGCGGGTTACACCCTCGCACAAGGCGGCCCGTTAGTTGCCCGTAAAGATTTGCGTGTAAGGCTCAATTACGACATCACCGAGAACGGCAATGATTACGGGGATAACGTCAGCCGGATCACTGGCGTCTTTGCCCCCGAATCAGGTTCTAATTCAATTATCTATACCCGCACCACCACTTACAAAATTGTCCCTAAAATCAAAGCCGACGCGGATTTTTCTGTTGACGTTCAGGGCGGTCCGTCGCCCCTTGGAGTTCTGTCAATAACTGTACGCGGTAGCGATCCTCAACCGGGGAAATCGGTTGAAAGCCCCCCGCCAGCCGCAGAATTTAGTTATCCAAAACTGCCCAATAACGCCACAGCCAAGCAGATAAAACGTTATCACCAGCAAACCAGCCAGCTCTTTGAGGATATGGGGCGTAAGGAACGGCGAGAACTGGCCGAACGGATACGAAATGATGGGGATAAAGGTAAGAAAGTCTCTGATAATCACGAGGTGAAAAAAGCAGAGATAGCGGCTCAGTATCAGCCTATCGGTGAGTTAGTGGATCAGGTGCTCAGTTTCCTGCGAAAAATCGGCATAGAGCCAGAGCCGTGGGAGTTGCGGGCGCTGGCTATGGGGGGTAAGGTAGATTTTGGGGAGGGGTATATATTTAAAATATAACGATAATAACCTCTAGATATAAAAATTTATTTTTATATCTAATAAAAGATGAATCGGCCGAAAGTAATTAGTTATTTCGACCACTTGGAATTATCTATGATAGACAGAAGAGATAGTTCTCTGATTCTTTCCACTTTCCCTCAGGTGGTGGCACTAAACCATCTTTCACTTTGTGCACATTATCAATTCCCTGCGCAGAGATTGCATATTTCATCCAAGAACTAGGATAGAAAGTTCGCAAGATGAATGCTGAAAATGAAAATGGTGTCATATACTCTTTTACTGGGACACGAGATTCATTATCTAAACCTAAATGTAGATGATAATAAGGATGAGTATGTTCACAATAGCCACGACTATCAACATCGAAACGAACTGGTACAGGTGCTTTATTTACCTGCATGCTCATAACGTACTGTTCATATTCAACTTGAACTTCTCTATATAAATCAACATCTTCTTTATATTCAACATCAGGGTAGTGGCTTTCGAAAAACTCATCTAAAGATAGTGCTTTAAATGGCACCATTAAATAACGATAGCAGCCATTATTAAACTGAATTATCGAATTATCTTCTAGCATTATATCATACCAGTTTGACTCAACACATTTACGCCACATCTCTTCATACGGCAAATCTCTTAAAACACCAGCCATAACACTGGGATATATTGGCTCAATATTTTGATTTACTTTAATTTCAGCCTCATTCATCAGGTGTATTGAGTGTTTAACCGATGCTCTAAATTTACCTTGATTCATCTTGCTTCCTCACTTTTTTAGACGCTATCTCCTTAATTAAAGATGTAAGCCCTTCTTCGCCATATTGAGAAAGCAGGTCAGCAACTGCGTCAACACTTTTCGGGTTTTCAGCTTTTTGCAGGTCATGCTCGATTTGATTTACCATTTCTTCAGGAGGATATACAAACTTCAGGTATGGTGAGTTTTTCTTTGCCGTATCTATTTCAGAAAAAAGATTTTTAGCCTCATCCCCTATTCCCGAAATGGTGAGCCATCCTTTTGTACGCGTCATTGCTGTAAAAAGTAAATTACGGTTTTTAACATTAGGGTTGTAACATAATGCCTCTACACCTACAACATAGACACCATAACTTTCATTGCCTTTAGCTTTATGTATTGTCGAAAAAGTTATTTTTTTATCAACTGAAAAGTCACTTATTGAAAACTTATCAGCATTAATGTTGTTAACATCAATCCCAAACTCAGAAAGTTTTGATGAAATCGCCCTATAATATACTTTATTATTTATATCATCAGCGCATATTATCAATAAATCTGATGGTTCAAGACCCTGACTATTAATATCTTCTATTATTCTATTAGCAACCCAATTAACTTCTTGTGCAAAATCGGCGAATGCTTGAGTATTAATTAATGAGTCAGGATCTTCATCATAAAGTGAAGGAGAGGTTTCTTTATTTCTATAGACAGATACTTTTTCATTTGCAGTATAATATTCATCAGCTGCTTTACCATCAACAAAATAACCTAAGTTACCCCAGTGCTCCACTGATTTTATCACTTGAACTTGTTTTTTATAAACTCCTAAACCTACAGCATGAGCACAAATAAGAGTAACACATGGTGTTCTATAGCATCTTTTTAAGAATATATCAGAATCTAATTTTTTGCCTTCGCCTAACAATGCTTCTGCTGATGGTGTGGTCGTCTGAAAAATATTCTGGAATACATCAGCACCGAATACAACTCGATCACTTTTAGCTAAGGCAACACAAAGTTGAAGAAAGTTACCATCAAAATCTTGAGCTTCATCAACGAAAACAAAATCGTAAGCAGGCTCTATTTTATTGTTAGAAATTAGATTGTTACAAGCAGCTGAAAATGGATTTCTTTGACTTAACCCTTTAGCCATGCTTAAGCTATAGAATTGTGCATTATTATCTCTACACGCATTATAATATACGCCATGCGCATTACTCCCACCCCATGCATGTAATATATCTATTTTACCTTCAAAGTCAGGATCAACATCATCAAATTGCCTATAGAATCTTGTTATAAGCCTCTTAACATGTTGGTACAATGTTTTAGTACTAAAAGTATATAATATTCTTGCATCAGGGTGTCGAAGATGAGTTACTGCTAATTTCATTGCCAATATAACAGTTTTGCCAGAACCTGCTAATCCCCTAATTCTCTCTATGCCATTAATTTCATTCACGCACAATTTAAGTTGTTCAGAATCGAATCTGGCTATTTCCGTCTCTAGTCGGCTAATTACTCGAACTTTAGAGTCGTCAGGATAAAGTTCTAATTCCCTTGGTTTAGGTTTTAATAAACCTTTTCCCCCTTCTATTGTTGTAGCTGCTTCAGTATAAATCTCATCACTGAGTCTAGCATATAGTCCTTCAATAAAAATTTGAATGGATTTTGTCGATGAAATAATAGTGCTATCAATATCTATAGCTAAATTAGAATTAGTAATGTGTGGTGCATATATTGCTGACTCGACAGAAAAAAGTAAATCTCTTTTATTTTTTCTTAAATTCCTCTGTCTTAATAACCTTGAATAAACTTGACTATAAGTATGGGATAACCCTTCATCATCAATAAGTAACTGCTTCATTGCATTAGCATCATTTGCTGCTGAGAGATAGAATATGATTACTCCATAATTTTTACTAATAATCATCATTTGAGAAATCACTAACTGATTATCATCATCTTTATATAATGGAAAACCAAAATATAATTCAGCATCAGCAAGATCAAGTTTGCCCTCATCTGACAAAGACTCAAGATTCTGAAGCAATAATTTGCCTTCAGGATGTTGGTTAATGTGATCAAGAACTGTATGTATTATCATCAAAAATCCTTTTACCTACTATAAAATAACGAAAAACAACAGACATCCACATAACTATTAAAGACCATTTTGTTTCTTTATAGCTTAATGCTCTTACTATCAATACGTTTCAGAATGGGTGTAACTAAACTAATATGTATGTTACTGGCATAAGTTCCCACAAAGGATTCTCTTTACCTATTTAGACCGCTAAATTTTTTTGATTGTTACATGCATCAATCATTGGAGTATTAATATAGTACCCTTTTACTCAACCCTCAATCCCGCACAAGTTTGCACAATATTTTTGATGCTATTCCCCCCCTTCCAGCCCAGAACTGGCGCGGCCTGCCGCCACTTGCACAAATGCACAAAAAGAGCCCCTTTTTGCGTGCAGGCGTGGAGGGGAGACAATCGCGCGCTGAAGGGTCTGGGGGTGGTCGGGCACCTCCGGCTGAATCGCTGCTTGTGGGTCATGATGATGTGCATTCGGGTGATGGGTGTCGTGATCGGATGCGTGAGGCGTGCGCCTTGCCACGGGGCGCTCAGGGCGTTATGGCGCGATCGGGAAATTGCACGGGTTGCAAGGTGCGCCCGTGCGGGTGTGGATGAAAATTATTGAATGAATCGGCGGGTCAGGCTTTGACTTCGGCCAGTGCGTAGGGGTTGAACCGGAATACCTCCACGCCCAGCCAGTCATTCAGGGCTTTCAGATCTTCCATGATGGGGTACAGCTCATTGATGGCGAACACCTTCGCGGCCTTCTCGACATCCCCAAAACCGCTAGTATTGGTCGGCATGATCCCCATCAATTGCGGCGGTACACGGTGCGCGGCCAGCAAATCATCGCGGGTCACGTTCTTGATACCGTTAAACTCATCTTTGGCGGTTATCTCACTGAAGGGCATGATTTGTAGGCCGTCTTTCTTCCCGCCCGCCGCGTAGACAAATACGTTCTTGAATGCCCCCTTCCCTCTGGCGTCGGTCAAGGTGCGTTTGAGTGCCTGCACATCGGTATCGTTCTGCATCGCATCAGACAGATAAACAATCACCCCGGCATGACTGCCGTTAATGTAATACTTGCGCCGGAACAGCGTGGCGTCCTCATTGAGCAACGCCGACGGGATAGCCGCCAGATACCCCGGCAAGCCGTAAATTTCCTGATGAATATCCGGCTCGGCCAGATGAAACACCGAGCCAGCCGCAAAGGCGTAATCCTCTTTCTCATAAGTCACAAACCAATACTGATCCAGATTGCTCCCGCGCCGCATGTACTTGGCCGGAACGTGCTTCAGCGCCAGCGGGCCGCCCAGACGATTCTTGCGCAGTTCAAGATAGGCATTACCGAACACCAAAAAATCCTGCACGAATGCCCCGGCATCAGCGCGGGAAAGCAGTGGGTGCGGACGGTAGCAACTCATCAGTACCCGGCGTTTAAAATTAAGCGGTGATTGATGGTGAATGGCCGAGTGAAAAATACGCGCCAGTCCGTAGAAGCTGATCGGTGTCTCGTACCAGTTACCATTGCGGGCGCACTCCATGCAATCCAGCAAATCACGCTGATCCAATACCGGTGTCGGATCGCCAAAAGTAAAGGATTCCATTGTCGATATGGGCTGCTGGGCTGGCGGTGCATCAGCGGGTGTTGCGGGTAAAACAGTCTTCATTTCCACGGTTAAAACTCCTGTACAAAGCCGCCGCCGGTGCTGCCGGTTTCTGCGCCAATCGGTTCATTTTGCAATGCGTGCATGATGGCCCACGCCACGTCGCCGTGGCTGGCCCCTTTGGAACGGTCGGACACATAGGTCGTCATTCCGCCCGGTGTCACTGATTTACGGATAGTCATAAACGATTGAGCAATCACACTTAGCCCGGCGTCATACTCAAAGCGACCACGGCGCATCACCATTTGCGCCTTGAGGACCAGAGCAGACTTCACGCTGATGCTGTAGACAAATTTCATTGCGGACGGGAAGAATTTCAGTACCAGCGAATGCACCGCGCCACCAATGCCGGTGCCGTCAATACCGATAAACTGCACGTTATAGCGCTGGGTCATTTTCCTGATCTCCTCCGCCTGAAGTTCAAACGGCATCCCGCGCAACTGAATAGCTTCCAGCACGCGGAACTTACCCCCTTCCACCTGTGGCGGCGCGATTGCCACCAGTCCGGCGCTGTCGCCCCCCTCGCCTTCGCCGTTGGGGTCATAGCCAATCCACACTGGCGTATTGCCCAGCGGCCTCGGTGAATAGGGCCGCCAGTCATCCCACACGCCCGCATTCCAACCATCCACGCCGCAGTTAATCAACTCACTGTAAGAGAATGGCCGCTCGCCATTGGTGATGGGCTGGCACATGTACAGATTGTTGAATTCATCCGGGGATTTCTTGGCGATCAGGTCGTCAATATCGATACGGTCAAAACCCAACCCCGCCGCATCTTTGACGGTCACAATCTGCTTCCACTGCATATCCGCGCAAATCTTGCCGTTTTTCAGGTTCTTATGAGTGATATCAATGTTAACGCGGTCAGCTTTTTTGCGGCCCTCGTTGAACAGCTCACCCGACCAGAAGCGATAGGCTTCGTGTTCTTCACTAGAGATGGTAGAGAAATAGGTTTCGATCAGCCCGCTCTGTGTCGCCATCCCGGCGGCCACACTGCGCAGGTTAATAAAATTACTGGTCCAGAAATATTCGTCAAAATAGAGGTTGCCGGTATACGACTGCGCCGACGCTGCCGAGGTGCCGAGGAAATGCAGCTCGGCCCCGTTGGACAGCATGATTGGATCACCTTTCAGCTCGACGCCCACTTCGGCGGCAAACTTGATAATAAAGCGCTTAAACTGATGCGCCTGAGCGCGAGAGGCGGACAGGAATATCTGATTACGGCCGGTTTCCAATGCATCGATCAGCGCTTCGCGGGAAAAATACCAAGTTGCCCCAATCTGGCGCGACTTGAGGATATTCCTGATGGTGATCGCCAGACTTTTGGCTTTATACCAACGTCTTTGGTGCTCATAAAGCCCATCGTAAAACCTGACTCTCAGATGCGCGATCTGCTCATCACTGAAATGATTTTTCGGTAGTTTCTTGCGACCCTCGCCGCCCTCGTTATTCAGCTGCCGGTCAAAGCGCACCAATTGACGCGCCAGCAAATCAATCTCTTTAAAATCCCGCCCGCTCTTATCCGTTTTATCAATCAGCTGGTTATAACGGGCCTCGGTGGTAAAACGCACCCGGTCGAGGGGCGCGGTTTTGTCCCAGTTCTCGCGCTTGCGCCGGGAGTACAGCGTATGCACGTTGAAACCGGTCAACTTGGCGATATGGGATATCTGGTATCCCTGCCAGTAAAGACTACGGGCATCGCGGACAGCATCGGGGGTTAATTTGCTCATGGAGCTTAGGCTATCGCGCCCGCGTGACTGTCGGCGAGGCGATAAAGTTGTAGCAGACCCCTTACAATAACAAGGCTTTGCGCGGGTTTAGCCGCTGGGGTGATGATGGTCTCCGCTGCTTATTGCACACCGATTGCTGATACCCGGAGCATTGTTATATGCCTAAATTATCCAAGTTTTTCCGCGTTGCCGTTGAAGGGGCAACCACTGACGGCCGCGTCATTAACCGTCAGGACTTAGTCGATATCGCATTCACCTATGACCCCAAGGTCTACGGTGCCCGCGTGGATCTGGAACATTACAAAAGTCCCTATCCTGATAGCGTATTCCGCTGCTATGGCGATATCACCGCCGTGAAAACGGAAGAGATCACCGAAGGCGCACTCAAGGGCAAAATGGCGCTGTTTGCCCAGATTGATCCGACCGACGAACTACTGACGCTGAACAAGAGCCGCCAAAAGGTTTATAGCTCTATCCAGTTCGATCCGAACTTCGCCACCAGTGGCCGCGCTTATCTGAAAGGGCTGGCGCTGACTGACGACCCCGGCAGCTTAGGCACGGAACTGCTTCAGTTCTGCGCCCAGCAAGTGTCTGAGTCCAAGCCTAATCCGCTGGCCGGCCGCAAACACTCCCCTGATTGCCTGTTTACCGCGCTGGAAGAGACCTTTATTGAGTTTGAAGAGGTGCAGGCAGCGGACGACACCAGCAAGAAATTCACCGCCAAAATCAAAGAATTGCTGTTCGGTGCTGAAAAGAAAACCGATGGCAATCTGGACGATATTCGCCACGCGGTGCAGCTGGTTGCCGAGAGTCAAAAAACCGTGCTGGAAAATCAGCAACAGTTTGCCGCTAGCCGACAGGAAGTGACTGACCTAAAAGGCCAGCTGTCCCAGTTGTCCACCTCGCTTGCCTCGCTGACGGTCAAGTTGCAATCCGAAGATAGCCAGCACACCAGCCGCCCACCGGCTAAAGGTGGCCCAGAAGGCAGCACTGACGACGTTATCGACTGCTAAACCGCCCTATTGAATCCACAGGAATAAAGAACATGAGAAATGAAACACGTGATAAATGGGACGAATATCTGTCCGCACAGGCCAAGCTCAACAGCTTGCCACTGGAACGGGTAAGCAAACAATTCACCGTAATTCCGGGGGTTGCTCAGACGTTGGAAAACAAGATTCAGGATGCCAGTGACCTCCTGAAGCGCGTCAACGTGCATATGGTGCCAGAGCAGGAAGGCCAGCGTGTCGGTATCGGCGTGAGTGGCCCGATTGCCAACCGTAACACCTCCAACACGGTGCGCCGTGAACCGAACTCACCGGAAACCATTGAAGATAACGGCACTTACCGCTGTGAGCAGACCAACTCTGATACTTACATCAGTTATGCCCGTCTGGATGCGTGGGCTGGTAAGCGCGACTTTAAAAACCGTGTCACCAACCAGATTATCCTGCGCCGCGCGCTGGATCGCATCATGGTCGGCTTTAACGGCACGTCAGTGGCGGCCAAGTCTGATTTTGCCACCAATCCACTGTTACAGGATGTCAATATCGGCTGGCTGCAAAAGTACCGCCAGTTTGCCCCCCAACGTGTGATGGGTGATGTCTCCGTTTCGACCCGCGATGAAGAGAACAAACTTATCACCAAGGGGGCTTACGGCAATCTTGATGCACTGGCCTTTGATGCGGTCAACAGCCTGATTGACCCGTGGTATCAGGATGACACCGGCCTGATTGTGATCTGCGGTCGCAAACTGCTGGCGGATAAATATTTTCCGGTGCTGAACACCGTCAGCGGCAGCAATCCCCACACTGAAGCGCTGGCCGGTCAGATGTTGGTATCACAGAAACAAATCGGCGGTATGCAGACCTACCGTGCGCCGTACTTCCCGGCGAATGCCATGATGATCACCACCTTTGAAAACCTGTCTATCTATGTGCAGGAAGGGACACACCGCCGCACCATCAAGGAGGAGCCGGAGTTTAACCGCGTCACCACCTATGAATCCGACAATGAAGCGTTCTGCATTGAGGATTACGGCTTGGGCTGCCTGATTGAAGGCATCAAAGCCGGTGAGCCGGTTTAACGATCGGCAATCACTTACGGGCGGCCCGCCGCCCCATTACGCCTAGGGGGCATGATGTTAACTCCAGCACAACGCCATTACGACAAGGTCATGGCAGAACGGCGCGGCACTACTGAAAACGTAGTGCAAGGCGGCTCCGCCTACGAGCAACAGCTTTATCGGCTGCGCATTGATCAGCGCCGCCTGTCGCAATTCCAGTCACATCTCACCCGCGCCACCATGAAGCGGGAAATGCTGCCCGCCTACGACGGCTGGCTTGATGGCGTACTGGCGGCCAATAGCGGCCAAAGTGACGAAGTGGTCACTACCTGCATGGTGTGGTCAGTGGATGCCGGTTTATACCGTGACGCACTACGCCTAGCGGAATATGTGATCAGCCATAACCTGCCAATGGCTGACAAATACCAGCGCACGGCCGCCTGCTTCATTGTCGATCAGGTGTCAGAAGCTGCATTACTGCGCTTCAAAGGGGCGGCAACCGATAATCCGGCGATTGAGATTGATCTCTTGCTGCGCCTGCAAGAGCTGACGGCGGATAAAGATATGCCGGACGAAGCCCGCGCCAAGTTGCTTAAAGCGATTGGTTATACCCAACGTGAAAGCACCAATTTGGCCGATCAGGCGTCCGCGCTGATCTGGTTGCAGCGGGCTTTAGCCGCACATAAAGATGCAGGCGTGAAAAAAGATATTGAGGTGCTGGAACGGAACCTGAAAAAAGCCACACTGATTGCTGCGAGCGCGGCCAATGCTGAAGGCAGTGGCGTAACCGATACCGAGCAAGCCACAGCAACCGACGCTATCACGGTCGCTGATGCTGATGGGGTCACCACCTTACCCGATACGCCAACCGTTACCGCAGACGCCCCCGCCAGCACAGCGGCGAAACCGGCCAGCAAAACTAAATCCGCTGCCACTGCCAAAAAATCGGTGGCCAAAGCTAAAACAAATTCGGTGCGCGCCAAACGCACCCCTTGAATCGTGCCCCGCACGTCGGGCGGCACGCGGAAATGAGGTTTATCCCTGATAACCGCGTCCACCGCCCATTTTATTGATGGTGATGATATGAGCCTGTTAGCCACTGAACCGGTACACCCAGCAAGCCCCCCAGAAGGGGTGGATATCACGATAACCAGTGCCGCATTTTGGCCGGAAATATCGCTCAATCAGCTGCGTAAAGTGATGCGTCTGGACGGCAATGTCACCACCGAACGCCTGAAAGAAGCGGTGATCGAGGCCATCAGCAACACCAACGGCCAGTTACGGGCATGGCGCATCGAACAAGAGGCCGCTGGCGTGCTGAAGCTGGAAGAGGTCGAGGCAGAAAAAGTTAATGGTGAGTCCATCCGGGTACAGCGCTACCGGCGGGCGATCTATTGCCATGCCAAGGCCAATCTAACCGAGCGTTATCGCGACGCGGACACCACCGGCGACGGCAATAAACGGGCGGACGCCCTTGACCCGCAAATCACCGACCTGTGGCGGGATGCCCGCTGGGCCATCAGTGATGTGCAAGGCCGAGAACGCGGCATTGCCGAGTTGGTGTAAATGCGTGTTCAGGCTCAGCAATATGACACCGTTGACGCTTTGTGCTGGCGTCATTACGGCCGCACCGAGGGGGTGACTGAGGCGGTTTATCAGGCCAATCCGGGGCTGGCCGAACTGGGGCCGGTACTGCCCGCTGGTCACTGGCTGGAACTGCCCAACGCCACTGAACCGGCACAGCAAAATATTATTCAGCTGTGGGACTAATCGCCACAGCCACGGCACCCCAGAGGGGGTAACGGATATGAAAATGCCAGAAAAAGATCCAAGTTGGATAGGTGCGTTACTGGCCTTTTATTCTGCTCATTCCACGGTCATCAACGGCTTTCTGGTCGGCTTTATTGTGGCCTTTCGCCGCGTGGTCTGGGGCGGTGGAAAGTTACGTGAAGGCATTGGCGAGGGGGTGGTCTGCGGGCTGGTCGGCGTCAATATTGGCCCGGTCATCTCCCCGATGCTGATCCGCGCCATTGATGCCATCCCGTGGCTAAACGGCGCGCTAACTGAAGTCGCCGCCGGAAAAGTGGAAATATTTGTCAGTTGCCTTATCGGGCTAATCGGCTTGCAGGCTATCCGTGAGTTGGTGTTTGAAATTGTTAACAAAAAGGCGGGAACCTCTGATGCCAAACCATAAATTTATCTTCGGCAAGGCTAGCGAAAGCAACCTGAACGGCGTGCATCCTGATCTGGTCAAAGTGGTGCGCCGTGCACTAGAGCTGACCCCGATTGATTTTAAAGTGATTGAGGGCCGCCGCACACTGGAGCGCCAGCGCGAATTGGTCAAGGCCGGAGCCAGCCAAACCCTGAACAGCCGCCACTTAACCGGCCATGCGATCGATATCGTACCGCTGCCAGAGGGTAAGGTCAGTTGGGAGTGGAAATATTTCTACCCGATGGCCGATGCGATGAAACAGGCCGCCGCCGAGCTGGGGATCGCCGTGGAATGGGGCGGTAACTGGAGCACCTTTAAAGACGGCCCGCATTTTCAATTGCCTGCCCGTCAATATCCGGGCTAACACCATGCCAATTTTTAATGCAGCATCGTTGGTCTGGGCGATTACCGCCGCGTTACTGGTTACCTGTGGCGTACAGACCCACCGGTTAGCCGAGGCCCGTCAGGCATTGATTGACCAGCAGGCAGCCGAGGCGGCCAGCAAAAACGGACAACTTATCGCGCTGGCACTGACCGCCAATGCCAACAATCAGGCGCAGGCGCAATTACGGCAACAGGTTGCCAGTACGGATCAGTTGTTGGCTCAACGTAATAGCCAAATCAAGAGGTTATACCGTGAAAATGAAACCTTACGCCGCTGGGCTGATACTCCCCTGCCTGATGATATTATCCGGCTGCGCCAGCGACCTGCCTTTACCGGGGCCGCAGATTACCGTCAATGGCTGTCCGAGGGTCACAGCCTGCCTGTTTCCATCAGCCAGCCCGCGCACTAACGGCGATTTGAATGACGACATTGACCAGCTAGAGGCGGCTTTGCACGCCTGCGCGGCGCAGGTTGATACCGTGTTGGCCTGCCAACAAGGAACGGCCAATGTTAAAACCTAACCTGCTGCGTGCTGCGCTGAGTCAGGCAGTGCCCTACCTGCGGGAGAATCCCGACAAGCTGGCGATCTGGCTGGATAAGGGGGTCGTGGTCGCCACCGGGCAACAGTCGCTCTCATTCGAATATCGCTACACCGTGCACGTTATCGTGATGGATTACCCCTACAGCATGGATACGGTCACGTTGCCCGCCATGCTGTGGATCCACCGCCATCAGCCGGATTTGATTTTCAATCCCGACCGACGCAAAACCGGCTTTACCTTTGAGGCGGATATTCTCAATAACGCCACCGCCGATATCATGCTGCACCTTGAGCTGACCGAGGCGGTCAGAGTGGCGGACGTGAATGACCGATTGGAATTAACTCACCTTGACGAACCCGCCGACCCGCGCGGCGATATGCTGACCCGCTGGGAACAGGCCGCCGCCAACACCCCTTGGGCGGGCTGACATCGAGCACAGCCAAAAATGACTGTGTTGGCCACCGACGGAAAGAGGCTCTATGGATAACGAATTTCAGGAACTTGAGCACTATTTACAACGCCTGATAAATCGCGGGAAATCGGGCGCACGGCACAAACTGAGCCGCGATATCTCCATCACCTTGCGCCGTGGTCAGCAACAACGTATTCGCCAACAATTAAACGCGGACGGCTCGCCGTATACCAAGCGCAAAGAGAGCATCAAAACCGTGCAAAAACGCCTACGGTTTATCTATCAGGGCACGGTGCGCGACCTGAAAAACTGGTCAGGCAATAAACGCCAGATAACCGGCTGGGATAATAACCGTAATGCTATCCGCACCTTTAATCGTGTCGATATTGACCGTTTTTTATCGGTCGAAACCGAAGCCACCACCCAGCGTACCCGCAAAAAACAACCGATGTTTCGCCGCTTGCGTAATGCCACCTTTCTGCGCCTTCAGGCATTACCTGATTCCGCCGGTGCCGGTTATGTCGGTGTTGCGGCCAAAATTGCCCAAATACACCAGTACGGCGGCACCGATCAGGTTAACCCCTATGTGAAAGCGGATTACCCCGCCCGGCAATTGCTCGGCATCACGTCCAAAGACAGCGATAACGTGCTCAATCAGGTCTTTGACTTTATCGCCCAGCCATAAAAAAGTTGTCACAGCTCCCCTACAACTGCCGCGCGTTGCGCCCCTGCCCGCGCGCGTAAACAATACCGTTACGCTGAATAACGAGTATTGCCCCATGACCAACGCCGAAATCTATCGCCTGATAATGAATCTGATCCGTTTCGGTATCGTGGAACAGGTGAATTTAGCCCTTGATCCGCCCAAGGCCCGCGTGCGCTGCGGTGAATTACTGACCGACTGGTTGCCGTGGTCTGTCCGTCGCGCCGGAAATGCCCGCACATGGTGGCCGCCGACCGAAGGGGAACAGGTGATTATTTTGGCCGCTGGCGGCGAGTTGTCCGCCGGTGTGATCATTGCTGCCCTGTATCAAAAAAGCGCACCCGCACCGATAAACACCGCCAACACCCAGCACGCTACCTACCCCGACGGCGCAGTGATTGAGTACAACGCCGACACCGGCGCACTAAAAGCCAGCGGCATTAAAACTGCCACCCTTGATGCGGGTGAATCCATCCAGGCCACCGCGCCAGAAATCACCTGTTCCGCCTCGGTCAAAATCACACTGGATACACCCATTGTGGAATGCACCCAACATCTGACCACCGCCACCTTAGAAGTGAAGCAAGGCGGCAAAATGGCCGGAAATATTGAACATTCCGGCGGCACCTTCTCATCCAATGGGGTGGTGATTGATGACCATGACCACGGCGGCGTACAGCGCGGCGGTAGCAATACCTATGGGCCAAACAAATGATGTATTTAGGCATGAACGCCCAGACCGGACGGCGTATTACCGACATGGAACATATTACCCAGTCAATCACCGACATTGTCAGCACGCCAGTGACGACCCGGTGCATGCGGCGCGGCTATGGCTCATTGCTGTCTGACCTGATTGACGACCCGCAGAACTCGCTGTTGCGGCTGAAAGCCATGTCAGCGGCCTACAGCGCGATCATGCGCTGGGAGCCACGCGTGGTACTCACCCGCGTGATATTGGCGCAACCACAGGCCGGCAAAATGACGCTGGAACTTCGCGGCCAGCGCACCGATCTGGCTGACACTTTTAATTTGGCGATCCCGGTCGGGGGTAATGCATGAACGTGATTGACCTGTCCCAGTTGCCCGCGCCTTTGGTGGTCGAATCGCTGGATTATGAAAACCTGCTGGTTGAGAGGAAAGCGGCGTTTATCGCCCTGTACCCCGTTGACGAGCGTGAGGCTGTTATGCAAACACTGACCCTTGAATCAGAGCCTATCACCAAGTTATTGCAGGAAAGTACCTATCGCGAGTTGGTCTTGCGCCAGCGGGTTAACGAGGCGGCGCAGGCGGTGATGGTGGCCTATGCCAATGGCAGCGACTTAGACCAGTTGGGGGCTAACAATAACGTTCAACGCCTGATTATCACGCCCGCCGATCCGGATGCCATTCCGCCAGTGGCAGCGGTGATGGAGTCAGACGCCGATTTTCGTCTGCGTATTCCGCAAGCCTTTGAAGCCCTGAGTGTCGCCGGGCCTACCGGAGCCTATGAAGCCCACGCCCGCAGTGCTGACGGACGGGTGGCTGATGCCTCCGCGCTGAGTCCGTCACCGGCCTGTGTCACTGTCACCGTACTGGCGCGGGCCGGAAATGGCGAAGCCTCGGCGGAGTTACTCGACATTGTCCGCGTCGCGCTGAATGACGAGGACGTGCGGCCGGTGGCTGACCGCGTCACCGTCCAATCAGCGGCAATTGTCGATTACCAGATTGACGCGGTGCTCTATATCTATCCGGGGCCAGAGGCCGAACCGGTATGTGCCGCCGCGCAGACCAGACTGGAAACTTATATCAACACCCAGCGCCGTCTCGGTCGCGATATCCGCACATCAGCCATTTATGCCGCGCTGCATGTTGAAGGGGTGCAACGCGTCGAACTGAATGCGCCGCTGGCTGATGTGGTACTCGACAGCACACAGGCGGCTTACTGCACTCATGCGGTATTGACGGTCGGGGGAACTGATGAATAACCGCTTGCTACCGGCGGGATCATCCCCGCTGGAGATCGCCGCCGCGCAAGCCTGCGCCCGGTTGGGTGAGGTGCCGGTGCCGTTGCGCCAGTTATGGAATGCGGACCTGTGCCCGCTGCCATTACTGCCCTATCTGGCGTGGGCGTGGTCGGTTGATCGCTGGGATGAAAACTGGCCGGAAGCGACCAAGCGCGCGGTGGTCAAGTCCTCGGCCTATGTGCATAAGCGCAAAGGCACCATCGGCGCATTGCGTCGTGTGGTGGAGCCGCTCGGCTACCTTATCCGCGTAATTGAGTGGTGGAAAACCGGCGAAACGCCCGGCACTTTTCGGTTGGATGTCGGCGTGCTGGAAACCGGCATTACTGACGAAATGTATTTTGAACTGGAGCGGTTAATTGACGGGGCAAAACCCTGTAGCCGCCATCTGATTGGCCTGTCCATCAATCTGGATGTCTCCGGTGCGATCCCTGTCAGTGTCGCCAGTTACGACGGCGACGAGCTGACCGTTTACCCCTATTTACCTGAAACCATTACTGTGAGCGGCCAGCACTACACCGGCGGCACACTTCATCTTATTGACAGCGTGAGCGTGAACCCATGACCACAAAATTCTTTGCCATACTGACCCATCTGGGGGCGGGCAAACTGGCAAACGCCACGGCCCTCGGCACCCAATTACAGATCACCCACATGGCCGTGGGCGACGGTGGCGGCGTATTACCCCTGCCGAACGCCGCACAAACGCAGCTGATTGGCGAGAAGCGCCGCGCCGCATTGAATTCATTAAGTGTCGATGCGGCCAACAGTAGCCAGATTATCGCCGAACAGGTGATCCCTGAAACGGATGGCGGTTGGTGGATACGTGAAGTTGGGCTATTTGATAAAGATGGCGTATTAATTGCCATTGCCAACTGCCCGGAAACCTATAAGCCCCAGTTGCAGGAGGGCAGCGGCCGCACACAAACCGTGCGCATGGTGCTGATTGTCAGTAGTACCGAAGCGGTCACGTTGAAAATTGATCCCTCGGTGGTGCTGGCAACGCGTAAATACGTGGATGATCAGGTGATTGTGGTAAAAGCCTATGCCGATAAACTACTGGCTGACCACGGCAAAGAAGCCAACCCACACGACCAATATTTGCAGATTGCCAACCTGTTATCTGAAATCACCGACAAGGGAACGGAAGCTGTTACGCAAACTTTAGAAAATCTTGGATTACCGCCAAGCAAGTTTACAGGCCGATTGTTGAAACAAAAAGTCATTACTACATCAGGTCCTTACACGGCAACGGCAGGTACAAAGTTTGTTATTGTTGAAGCGGTTGGCGGGGGCGGTGCCTCTGGGTCTATTGCGGCTACTGGCGCTGGGCAAAATGCCATAAATACTCCGGGAAGTATGGGGGCATATGCAAAGGCAGAATTTACCAGTGATTTTAATGGGATGATAGTAACTATTGGTGCCGGAGCTACGGGAGCTTTCAGTGCTGGCACTAAAGGAGGTGATACATCATTTGGCTCTTTATTAGTATGTCCCGGTGGCCCGGGGTCTTCAATGGGGACTCCGGTTTCTCCGCCGGGAGTCAATGGCGGGCCATCGGGAGCAATGAAACCGACCATAACATCAGGGACAATACTTTACTCCGAGTATGGTCAAGCAACTCCGCCTGCTGCATGTATTTCGAATGGTATCTACTTAGATTATGTGACTACTGCTCGTACCAAGCTAGGCAACTATGGCATTGGTGGAAACGGTAATTACAACGCGGTATCAAGTAGTGCCAAACCGGGGAATAGCGGAAGTGATGGATGTGTAATCATATGGGAGTATGCATGATGGCAAAGTATGCAGTTGTAAACAAAAATGGGATTGTTGAAAATATCATCGTTTGGGATGGTATATCTTCATGGACGGGAGAGCATAAAATACAAATAATAAAAAGTGATGACGCAGGAATTGGGGATACTTATGTTGATGGCGTTTTCACAAAACCAATAGAATCGACTTTAAGTAATGAGATTCAATTTTAACCTCATACAAGTATCTTTCTTTGGTGTATTATCGGTTAAGTTTTTTCCTTAATTTTATGGGGTATGTGTGAGAGATCTTAGGATTGATATTTTTAGAGGGGTTTGTGTTCTCTTTGTTGTTCTGGGACATACAGACTATCTTCCTAAACCTATTTTTGATTACATATACTCTTTTCACATGCCAGCTTTCTTCATATTATCTGGCTATTTATTCAACACTAATAAAAGGTTATTGCTATCAGAAAGAGTACTCGGAAGATTTAAAAGATTGATCATACCGGCCTGGGTACTCGGGTTGGTATGTGGTATCCCGTTCTTATACATGCTGCTCACTGGTACAGATGGAATAACACTTGAGGTGTTTGTTACTAAACTATACGGCACCCTTACCGGTTACCCATCATATAGCAATACATTTAACTGCACTCCACTATGGTTTTTATATTCACTATTTGTGGTAGATGTAATCGCCAGTTCCTTGTATTCATACAATAAAAAACATGCACTCTTTTTACTGTATGTTTTAGGCGTATTAGGAATGGTACTTTCTCAATACAATCTCCCAGTCACGCCATTTAACCTACTAATATCCATGATGGGACTATTATTCTTTGCTATCGGGATTACTCTTCGGAGTCTCAACGAGCAATGGTCTGAGAACATCACAGTTCTATCATTTACCGCTGCGGTCTTTTTTATTGGTAACTTTTTATCCACTACACCTGTAAATATGGCAGCTCACAACATGGGGGATGGCTTTACGATTGTTTTAAATATTGTAATTGCCGTTTCTGGTACTGCCACTATCTATTTTATTTCTGGATATTTAAAGAACATAAAATATGTGACCGGGTACATCTCATGGGTAGGCGTAAATACTATTCCTATTATCGCTTTTGATTATTATGCAAACAATATTATTTCACTACTCCATCGTTTCCTAAATTTACATGCATATCCTCTAGTTAACTTCATATTGAAAGTTATTCTTCTTTCTTGTATTGCACTCCTACTGTCGAAATCGGCCTATTTAAATAAAATAGTAAATGGGAAAGTGGATAGATCTGTCTAAGCGAAATACTGGGGCACTATGTTTAAAGCACTGTGCTCCTTAATTTCACAAAAAAACCAACCCCATATCCACATCAGCCAGCATTTCGCGCAAATCCTCGCTGACCTTTTCCAGACTAAGCGAAAACTCGATTTTCCTCGCCTTGCCATCCTTAAAAAACTCGGTGCGGGTTTCGCTGATACCGGTGATCACAAACATGCCGTAGATCCCGCCAGTGCCTTCGATTAGCGGGTAGGCCTTGCCGGTGTAGGCCATCGTGCGCAGTGCCGCCAGCGACACATCGCCGCCGGTCACTTCTGGGTATAACGTCCCGCCCAGCGTAATTTTATCTTCGCCGGGGCCGATATATTGATAGCGTGGCGACTTGCCGACTCGACTGTTATTGACGTGCCGGAAGGTGCTTTCCTGCCCCAGATTCTGATAAGGCGCAGTGCGCAGTTCAAACACAAACAACCCGAAAACCATCATCATAATTGTTACTCCCTGTCTGTCAGCGTAGAACGGCGGCGGGACTCTTTCTGGCGCTGTAGCGTGGCGATTTTGTCATACAGCATATTGACCAGTTTATTCTCATCTATGCTGGCCGCCTGCCCGCCTTCCAGATTGATCGTGATGTCGTAGCGATCGCCTTCATAGGAAATCGGGCCACTATTGCGCTGTGCACTGAGAGGCTTTCTCGCCAGTTGTGGAATATCACCGGCCAGTGATAACGAGTCAAAATCATTCCCCGGTGCGATCATGTCCCGCGTGCGGGCCAGCATATCGCTGGCGCTCTGCTGCATTCTTGCCAACAGGCCGGGCTGCGCCGCTGCTTTTGTCGGAGCAGATAAGTACGGCGAAGCCAGCGGCAGATAATCCGGCACATTTTTAAACACGATATCGCCCAGTTTTTCCCGCGTGTTATCCGCTGCTGCTGTGGCTGTCGAACTGCTGGCGAGGCTGTCACCGCTGCCTTTTTTCTTTTTACTGCGGTCAACGGCACCATAAATCGACGGGGCCGCCGTGGGGGCGCTGGCAATCGGGGATGCGGCCGCGTTTGCCATAGCGCTGCTGTTGCCGGCGACTGGCTTATCAGGACTCCACGACCATGCGGATTTCGCTTCCACCATCTTTTTCAGTACCGGATCCCACTCGTACATCACCGGCGCTTTCGGTTCGTTCATCGCCGCCACCGCACCGCTGGCCGCATCCGCCGCTTTCGGGATAGCCCCCAGTTTTTCCAGTAGACAACCCAGCCCCTTCGCCAGTTGTTCAACCGGCCAGAATAGCCCGCTGATAACGGTGCCGACCACCTCGCCAAAGGTTTTACCGGCATTGGTGGCGGCTTCCAGCGAGGCTTTTGACGACTCGACCGGCGAAAGCAACTGAGTAAACCAGTTCCACACCCGCCCAATCGCGCTACCGATGGCATCAAATATCGGAGCCAGTGGCGCAAAGGCTGCTTTTACCGGCTGCAATCCCTCCACCAATCCGATAAAGAACCCACTGAAAAACGCCTGTATCGGTTGCCAATATTTATAAATCAGCACGCCCGCCCCAATGACGGCCGCCACTAATAACCCGACCGGACTTAATACCAGCCCCACCGCCGACCCCAGCGCGCCAAATACCGTGCCGCCAATACCGCCTAACAGGCGAAGCGGTGAAGTCGCCACCCATTTCAGCATATTGCCAAGACGACCCAGCGCCGCCCCCGGCTGACTAAAGGCAGTAGACATTGCCGCACCGGCACGGCCAGAGGCATTGGACAGGGCCATCTGCGCATTAGAGCCGAGCAACGCCATTTTCGACTGCAACCCACCCAGCGCAGAACCGGCTACGCTGGCACTGGTGCGCCACGACAACAACGCCGGAGAGACACGCAGTAAATCGGGCACTAACCGACTGATCCCCCCCGTCAACCAGCTGAATTTCGGCAGTAATAATCCTAAGCCACCGTTACCGGCCAGTAACGAGAACCCCAGCCGCAGAGCTAACATCGGCCCCAATAACGCCGCCGCAGCCAGTGCCAACCCGCCCAGCGTAATGGTGGCAATCGACAGTGTCGCCACCACTTTCATGATGGTGCCTGCCAGTTTGGGGTTAGCCTCCACCCAGCGGCGCACACCGCCAATCATGTTTTTTAAGGTTTCGACCACCTCCAGCATGGGCGCGCGCAGGGTTTCCCCCATTGAGCTAAGGGCGTTTCCGCCGCCCGATTTCAACAGCTGCAATTGCGCTGAAATAGAGTCCTTATCAATATCAGACTCTTTCTGCATCGAGCCTTTCGCGCCTGCCGAGCTGGTCAAGGCGAGTTGCCTGTCCAGCTCATCGATATTGTTCACCAGCTTGGCGGCATCTTTACCGAAGTCTTTACCAAACAGCTGTGTGAGTACCCGCAGCCGGTCAACGTCGGGCAATTTTTTTACCGCCCCCAGCACTTCCCGAATAGTGCCCATCGCATCGACAGACATCGCCTTTTCAATCTTGCTTTCATCCATCCCCAATGCATCCAGCCCGATGAGGAACTTGTCGCTTTGCATAGTGGCAATCGACAGTTCGCGCACCATCGCATTAGCGGCACTGGCGGCAATTTCAGACTGTGCACCCAGTGACAGGAAGGTCGATCCCAGCGCGGCCGCCTGCTTGTAGTTCAGCCGGTCAGCCACACCGCCCATGCGTTGCAGCACATCAATAATATCCGCGCCTTTTGACTGGGCGTTATCATCCAGATAGTTCAAGGCATCGCCCAGTTGCTCAATATCTTTGGTCGGTATCTTGTACAGCCCAGAGATTTTACCGAGGCTTTCCGCCAGCTCACCGGCGGGCAGCTCAAAGGCTTTTGACGCCTTGGCGGAGACATTAGCAAAGTCCAACAGCTCTTTTTTCTGCTGCGCCCAGTCGGCCCCCTCGGTTGTCACCCCCATGCGTGCGCCACCTTCGACCAGTGCGGCAAAGTCCGCCGCGCCCCCCGGCAAAGGGGCTTGCTCGGCCGCGTCTTTGATGGCGTTTTGCATTTCATAAAATTGCGCGGTGCGCTGGCCGTTATCGTCCCGCAGGCCATTGACCTGTTTTGCCACCCCTTTCATGGCATCTTCCATGCTGGCGTAACTCTTCAGCGCCAGCGCCACCGGGGCCGCCATCACCGCACCGGTGGCGAGTGCGGTCATACCGCCGGATTGCAGCTTGCCGCGCAGCTCCTGCCCGCGATCGTAACTGCCACGCGCCGCCGCCACCCGCTTAAGTCGCTGCTCTTGCAGCTGCAACTGGCGGTTATATTGGGCGGTGCGTTGGGTGATTTGCTCGGTGGCGGTGCTGTTACTGGCAACCGAAACACCGTGCTGGTAAAGACTGGCGCGCAGTTCAGCTAGTCGCCGCACTTCAACAGTTTGCTTTTCCTGCAACTTACCCAAGCGGCTATCCCACTTTTGCACAGCGGCGATCTGCTTCTGGGTAGGATTGTCGAGGGATTTCACCGCGTCGGAAGCCCGTCGCAATTTCTCAATACGGGCGGCGGCTTTATTGCTGGACTCGGCCAGCTTGTCGAAACTGGCGGCCTGTTTGGGTAAGTCGCGCAGGTTATCGCGCGTGGCTTTGATTTGTCGCCCCAGTGCGGCGGTGCTCTTCTGGGCGGCATTAAAAGGTTGAGTCAGATTATTGACCGCCCCTAAAGCCACTTTTATCGATAGGTTGCGGTCAGTCATGGCTTATTCTTCCGTGGTTCCCCAGCGTACCGCTGCGCGTTCACGCCAGTCTAAAAGGTCGGGCACGGTCATTGCCCAGAGATCGGACAATGACCAGTGAAAAACAAAAGCGATATCGGCGATCACATCTTCTATTTGGCTAAATCCAAATTCGCAGGAGGGGTTTCCGTGGTCGTCGATCCCTCCTCCGAAGCTGGTTGTAAAAAAGTGACAACCTCTTGTGCCAACTGGGAGAAGTCCCAAGTGTCCATCGTGACCAGTTCAATCTCAGTCAGCGCTGGAGAAGTGACGCGCGGCAACAGCTTAATCAGGGCGTTAACATCGGTGGTAATGATGTCGTACATTTTCAGGCCGCGCAGTGAGCCGGCTTGTTTCAGCACACCCGTCAAAGAAACCTCTTTGATAACTGACTTGCCGCGCTTGATCGGTGTTTGTAAAACGACAGTGTTCGACATAAATAAATTCCTAAATTAAAGGCCAATGTTAGCGCGGTGTTTTTCCAGCATATCCACACCGTTCACCCGGTAGATCATGTTCAGGACATCCAACTCGAAAAGCTCCTCGTTGTTTGCCGTGATCTTGCAGTAGGTGTTTTTCAGCGTGTATTTATGGCTGGTATCATCACCCTGTTTCGCACTGCCGGGATCATGCTCGGTGTAACGGCCGCGCGTCTGGATTTCCAGCGGGATCGCCTCGCCGGTATCCTCCGCCTGATAGGAGCCAGCAAAACGGAACTGCACCCCATCAGCGGTAGGCGTGCCCCACAGTTTCAGCAATTCAGGAGCCAACCCGCCGAGGGTTAATTCCATGTCCAACGCGCCCGCCTCAAAGCCGAGATCCACCGCGACCGAGCCGGGCATACCGGCCCCCTGATAATCTTCCGTCTTGATAGTCAGCTTCGGCGGTGTCAGCTCTGAGGCTTGCCCCAGATAGCTATCGCCGTTGACATAGACGTTGAAATACTTAAGTTTTCTTGGCAATGCCATAGTCATAACCCTTAGCTATTGACGGCATTCGCAAAACTCGCGAAATATTCGTCGGTGAATTCCTGAATCAACCCCAGATTTTCCAACGGCGGCACTGGCGTGTAGTTATACCGAATGGTCAACTTGCCCAGCTTCAGCGTGTCGGTGCTGTTGGCGTCGGTGTCATACCAGCAGCGAGCACCCAACAGGCGACCGGCGGTAACATAGGCCGACAATTTGCGATTGATGCCGTCGATAACATCTTTTGCCAGTGAGGGCGTTAACGGCTTGTCGATATAGTAAAAATGGGCCTCCGCAATGGTATCCATCAGGATCTGCGCGGTGCGGGTGTAGCTCTCGAAAATAAAGACCTCCTCCTCGCAGGTGCGGGAACCCCAGAAGCGAAAGCCTTTTTGCTTGATCAGCGTGGTGATGTGGTTGCTGTTCAACTCGTCAGCGTCGGTATCTTTACCCTGCAAGGAGAAATAGATATCCACCGAGGTGCCCAACACACCATCAACCGGCACGTTGGACAGGGTTTTATGCCAACCAATATCCGCGTCAATCTTGGCGCGTAACCCCAACGCATAAGCCGGTGCTGGCACCACGACGTTACTTTCGGCCTCGCTGTCATAGGCCAGCCAGTCGGGATAAATCACCATCACTTCCCGCTGAATAAAGTTCTTGCGGTAAATTTTGGCCTCGGCAATGGTTTTACAGCCGTTGGCACTGATATAAGCAAACGCCTTCAGTTCGCGGGCAAAAATGGCGATTTGATTCGCCACTGCCAAGGTATCCAGCCCCGGCGCACCGATAATGCGCGGCTTCACGCCAACGCGCATTTCAGCAACCAGCAAGGCATAAAGACCGGTATAAAGTCCGTTCTCATCCACGCCGCCGATCACATTGGTTTCAGTGCTCTTTTCGCCCTCTTCCGTGCCACCTTCCGCCACACGGATAACCACGGTTTGCGGGCTAGCTTGATCAGAAATAGCTTTCAGGGTTTGGCGTAACGTGCCGGTTTTCCCCGCCTTGCCGAGCACATTTTTAACCCGCGTCAGTAGTACCGGCGTATTCAGCGGAAAAGTGGCGGCGTCAGCATCGTCCGCCGTACAGACCACACCAATCACGGCGGAGTCGATATCGTTAATGATGGTCGATGTGTCAGTGGTTTCCTCACCGCTTACACCGTGGTGATAATTTGTTGCCATTGGGGTACGCTCCGAAAAGGATTAATCCTTGCCGAAATCATCAACCAACCTCGCGCGTAAATCACCGCCTGCCTGTTGTATCAGGCATGACACAGTAAACAGCGGTATGTCCGCGCCCCATTTCCCCGCAAAATTACCCCATGCAATTACTCCCGGACGACCTCACCCCACGGCCCGCCTTTGATATCAAGATCGGCGGCAAAACTCAGACCACGGTTAACGACCGGCTGATCAGTTTAACGCTGACCGATAACCGTGGTTTTGAAGCCGATATGCTGGAACTGGTCATTGACGACGCCGATCAGAAAGTTGCCCTGCCTGCACGTGGGGCGCAGATTGATATTGCGCTGGGCTGGAAAGGTGAACCGCTGGTCAATAAAGGCCGCTTTACCGTGGATGAGATCAGCCACGCCGGCCCGCCGGATCAGTTGATTGTCACCGCCCGCAGTGCTGATTTTCGCGACACCTTCAATGTGAAGCGGGAATACAGCTGGCACGGTATTACCGTCGGTAAACTGGTTGCCAGCATTGCATCACGTTATGACCTAAAGGCTGGCGTCAGTGAAGATTTAGGCAAGATAGATATCGACCACGCCGACCAGACCAGTGAGTCAGATATCAGCTTTTTGACCCGCATGGCGGAAAAACTCGGCGCAATTACCACCATCAAAAACGGCATGTTGCTATTTATGCATCCGGGGCGCGCGGTATCCCAAAGCGGCAAACTGTTACCGGCCATCACCATCACTCGCGCCAGTGGTGATAAACACAGTTTTCGGGTCGCTGACCGTGACGCCTATACTGGCGTTACCGCCTACTGGCTGGATCTCAACTACGGCAAGCCACAAAAAACCAGCGTCCGCCGCAAGCGGAAAACTAAAACACCCCCGAAAGTCAAAACCCCGGCCTCAAGCAGTAAAGAGGGAAATTATCTGGAGGGTGTCGAGGGAAATGTTTTTGTGATGCGGGAAACATACAAAACAGAACGGGCTGCCCGTCGCGCCGCTGCCGCCCGTTGGTCCAAACTGCAACGCGGCGCAGCTGAATTCACCATGACACTGGCACGCGGCCGCGCTGACTTATTTCCAGAGCTACCCGCTGTCATGCAAGGCTTTAAACCAGAGATTGATCAGGCCGATTGGATCATTACCCAAGTCACACACACCATCGGGGATAATGGTTTTACGACCGCACTGAATTTTGAAGTAAAAATATCTAGCTGGGATATGGCGGGAGAAGAAACAGAGGAAAAGAATTCGGAGAATGAATAGGTTATACTTTAGCCAAGCAAGAGAAGGTTGGAGTTATTATCATGATGTCATGCCCACAATGTGGTGCCGTCACCCGCACCCGTACCAGCAGAATGATAACCGTCAATACCAAAGAGAATTATCACCAATGCCAGAACCTGCTTTGCAGCTGTACGTTTACCACGCTGCAATCAGTCGATAAAATCCTGTCCCACCCCAGCCGTAATAACACCGCAACCCTACCCCGCGATCTGTTTCTGCCGGGGCACTTGGGTGACGACCAATTTGATCTGGGTTTTTGATACCCTCCCCGCTTTCAATCAGCCTGCCGCGTGCGGGCTTTTTTGTCGGCTCTTTCTTTCCCCACTCGTTCAAACTCATCCACTGTAAAGTTTGAAAAATAGGCTAATCCTGTATACAGACAAAAAGCTGTGATAAATAATGCAGCCCATAAAAATGGATAATCGACATTCAATACCATAGATGCAAAAAGAAGAAACCCACTGATTATGAGCATCACACATAGAAATACACTTGAAAGCTCATCTAAGGTTTTATAAATAAATCCATTAAGATCCCATCTCTTAAAAACGAATACCCACTTTAGAGACAGAGAAATGACATAAATTCCTGCTACGGAATATTTATAGATTTCATCATTACCTACCATAGAACCAAAAATGGTCAAGGCTCGCTCTTCACCGCCCCATAAGTAAGCGATAGCAGGAAAGCCACATCCGATGATAAATAAGTGTGCAAATATCTTCGCGCTATCTTCACGTAACTGATTGTAGATAGTTGCAAAAAACTTAATCCCTTTACTTAATCCTGAAAATTCCAT